CTGCAAGCCGGATATTTTCGAGGCAACCTATGAGCCGGTCAGCGTCACGGATGCACCGCTACCGCACAGCTTGGTTCAACGATAACCACCACACCCCGCCACAGAGGACAGAGCATCATGGCCACATATCTTGCCTACGTATCCGGGGGCAGTTGCCGGGACACCCACGCACCGACGCGCGACGAAAGCGGCGAACCGATCCGCGCCGGTATGATCCGCAAGCAGTTGTGGGTCATCGAGGAACTGCGCCGCCTTGGCATCGAAGCTTGGTGCGGCACCCGCGTAGAGTTCAAGCGCACCGGCAAGTCGCGGGAATGGACGCGCTACGACGTGCCAGCCCTGCCCAACTACATCGTGGTTGAGATGGACCCGCAGGACATGTTCACCGTGACCAGCGTGGCCCATGTATCCCCAACGATGACGCTGGTTGCAGGGCGGGCGCTGACGGGCGGCGACGGCGTGATGGGCCTGCACCAGTTCAAAGCCGACGTAGAGGCCGCATTTAGCGCCGCTGAACGCGTTGATGCCAATTCGCGGGCGAGTGTGACATCCTACAAACGCGGCCAGCCCTTGCGCGTGGTTTCGGGGCCGTTCGCGGATATGCTGGTGACGTTCGAGAAGCTGGTGAAAGCGCCGCATGACAAGTGGCAGCGCATCGCAGGCACCACGGCGGGCGGTATGCCGGTGCAGTTCGATCCGTTGGACGTTCGATCCGCGTAAATAAAAGCGTGTCGCGCGTTCTTTTATGCTTGCGGTGCGTTACGCGTCACGCTATAAATAGTGCATAGCAACGAAGCACACACCGGAGACAAGCAAATGACCATGATCGACCACATCATCGAGACAAGCACCATCGCAATCGGCGACATGATCGCCTTCAATATGAGCGCAGGCGAAGTTGCTGGTATCGTTCGCGCTATGAACGACAATGGCACTTTCACCGCTTCGACCGTGGCGTTCGGTCTGGTTGAGGTTGAGCATGAAAAAATCACCGACATCATGTGAGGGGCTGATGTATTGGGCCAGCCTTGGTGATAACCGGGTTGGGCCAATTCTCAGAGAACTAGCGACGGCAATCGAAGGCACCACAGACGACGACACATTGCGCCAGATCGCCAATCGCCTCAAGTTTATGTCGGGATCGGTTCACACGCACAGGCATTTAATCCGCTCAAGGTCGGGCATTCCCGGCGATGATAATGGGGGATAAGGATTGGAAATTCCCCGGTCGGCGGCCCCCGCATTAAAATTTTTGGAGCAAACACATGTGCGAGTTTTGCAGATACTGGACAAGACACGATCCAAAAGATGCGGCTGGATTCTGCGATCTTCATCATAACGGGTTTATGATGGAAGATGATACATGCGGAGACTTTGACCAGCAGCCGAAAACAGAGCAAACGAAACCATGACCGCCGCCGAGCGCAACCGCCGCAAGCGCCGCCTAGAGGCAGAGGGGTTCAAGGCATTGCCTACAGGGTGGGTGCCAGCCGCCTATGCTGACCGCGTTGCGGCGCAGGTCGAGGCGTATCGGGACGAAGTGGCCAAGATCGAGGCGATGGAACTGCCACGCGGACGGCCACCTAAGCAGAAGGGCAGCAAGTGATGGGCGGCGATGATCTGGTGCCCGTCCCAAGGGCGCTATTGCTGCGCGTATTGGAACAGGCAGAGCAAGACAACGCCACGGTCGAAGGCGAGTTTTGCAGCGACGACGCGGGCCGCGCTGATCACGCCAAGGCGCAGGCGGACATAGACGCGCTGCGCAAGGCCGCAATCACATAGCCCTTGCGTTCACGCACCGTATGTGGTAGCCAAGGGCTAACCATCCACCAGAGCAATCGGGGGTGACAGGGTTAAGTCCCGGATTGGACCTGCTGATGGCTGCGGCCAAAAAGGGCAGGCTCCGACCGTTTAACCTATTCCCCAGCAATACGGCTTTCCCCTCTGATGCCACGGCTCAAGGGTTCGCCATCTACGCAGCACGGCACACCAGCCGACGCGCAACCATCCCGCCAAGCGGGCTAAGCCCTGCAATGCAGGCCGCGTTACATAAACACACGCGCACACATTCCCCATCATGAGATGACCCGATGACCAAAGACACCGCAAAGCCTGCGTCCAAGAATGATGCGCCAAAAAAAAACGCCCCGGTAAAGCCGAAGGGGCGCAAGTCGCCACGCGCAAAGTGACCAAGGTCGGACGGCCCAAAAGCTACACGCCAGAGGTGATCGACATCATCAACGCGATGGGTGACGAGGGCGAAGGCATGGCAGAGGCCATCGTTGCGGTCGGCACGTCTAAGGCCACGTTCTACACATGGCAGGACGAAAACCCGGCATTTTTAAACGCCGTAAGGGATTTCCGCGGCAGATCGCAGGCTTGGTGGGAGCGTAAAGGGCGCGGCGCAACCTTCGGGGATACGCCGGGCTTTAACGCAACCAGCTTCATTTTCAACATGAAGAACCGCTTCCCCGATGACTGGCGCGACAAGCAGGAAGTGGACAACACCCACAGCCTAGCTGACCCGCTAACGCAGCTGCTGTCTGAGGTGGCCAAGTCCGGTAAGAGAATTGGCTCTTGATGCTGCCTTGGTCGGGCAATGGTCAGACCCCATGTGGAGGCTGTCAAACCTCTATTGGATCACGGACAAGGACGGCAACCGGGTAAAGTTCCAGCCCAACGTCGCGCAGGCCAACTACCTGATGGAGGCCAGCCAAGAGGACATCATCCTCAAAGCGCGGCAACTTGGGTTCACAACGCTGATGTGCCTGATCGGTTTGGACGAGGCGCTATTCCTAGAGAACCACAGGGTTGCGATCATCGCGCACACGCTTGGCGATGCGGGCAAGATATTCGATAGTAAGGTCAAGTTTCCATACGATAACCTTCCGGACATGCTGCGGGACAAGCGTCCTGCTCGTAATGATCGGGCTGGCCTGCTGCGGTTTGAGCACGGTTCCAGCATCGAGGTCGCCACGTCAGTGCGGTCGGACACGCTGCAACGGCTGCATGTATCCGAGTTTGGCAAGATCTGCGCCAAGTATCCGAAAAAGGCGCGGGAGATTGTCACGGGTTCATTCCCGGCAGTTGGCAAGAACCCTAAGACGATTGAATCGACGGCAGAGGGGCAAGAGGGATACTTCTTCGACTTTTCGCAAAAGGCTATGCGCGGTGAGGACGGGTTCAAGTTCCACTTTCACGCATGGTGGGCGGAAAAGAATTACGTTCAAGACCCAGCGTCCGTAAGGTTCCTGCCAGAGCACAAGGCATACTTTGCCAAGCTAAAGCACGAGTTCAAGATTGATACGACGCCAGAGCAGCAAGCGTGGTGGATCAAGCAGGAGCAGACACTCGGCGGCGACATGAAGCGGGAAAACCCTTCAACGCCGCAAGAGGCATTTGAGCAGGCTATCGAGGGCGCTTACTTCGCCACGCAGCTTGCCCACGCAGACAAGCGCGGCAACATTGGCCGGTTTCCATATGACCCGCAATTCCCCGTCAACACGTTCTGGGACTTGGGGCGCAACGACCTCAACACGATCTGGCTGCACCAGCGCATAGGATCGCGCAACCGGATGGTCGGCTACTACGAGAACAGCGGCGAGCATCTAAGCCACTACACGCGATGGCTAGAGGACTGGCGGCGCGAACATGATGCGCAATGGGCCGATCACTACTGGCCGCACGACGGCAAGCGGCAAGACCTGTTCCTAGAGAACGGTCGCTTGGGTGAAGCCGAAAAGCACGGGCTTCTGCCTCGCATTGTAGAGCGCACCAGCAACAAGATGGACGCCATCGACGCGGCGCGGGCTGTGTTCCCGTCATGCGACTTTGACGAAACGGAATGCGCGGTCGGCATCAAGCGGCTGCGGCACTACCGCAAGGAATGGGACGAAGGCCGCGAGGTTTTCAAAAACTCCCCCCGCCACGACATCAATAGCCACGGCGCAGACGGGTTCATGACCTTCGCCTGCGGCTACCAGGCGGTTGACATCTACGACGACGACGAGTGGCGCGATGATGCGCAAGATCACGGCAGAGACGACGCCACGGGGTATTGATGGACATTTTCACAGACATCGACGCAGACGTGGTGGGGGATACCTCCGAAGTGGTCGCGCTTACGCTTGAGCAGATCCTGAAATCCGAAAACCTAGCCGAGATCATGGACCAGAAAGAACTGGACCATATCGGGCAGGAGGCGGTTGACGATTACAAGCTGGACAAGGGCAGCATGAAAAGCTGGCTAGACCAGATGAAAGACGGCATCGAACTCGCCAAGCTGACCAAGGCTGAAAAGACTTACCCGTTCAAGGGCGCGGCCAACGTCAAGTATCCTCTTGTCACAACTGCGGCTCTGCAATTCAACGCGCGTGCATATCCGGCGATCATCCCGAATGACAGCGTTGTGCGCACTAAGGTTCACGGCACCGACCGCACGGGCCAGAAGGCGGCGCGTGGCGACAGGGTCGCGGCGCATATGTCGTGGCAGCTAACCAGCAAGATTGAGGAATGGGAGGAGGAGACTGACAAACTGTTGGTCCAGCTTCCCATCGTCGGAACAATGGTGCGCAAGGTCTGGTATGACCCAACGGTGCAGCGCCCGCGTTGCCGGGTTATCACGCCAGGCGCGTTCATCGTCAACGACAAGATCAAGGCACTAGGTGAGGCACCTCGATTGACCGAGGAGATCAGCTTCTACCCGTCGGAGATTGAAAGCCGCAAGCGTGCCGGCACGTTCCGCGACATCGACTATCTGGAGGCTGACGGCGTTGACCGCATGAAGCCAGAAGATTTTATCGAGCAGCACACGCGGCTGGATCTGGACGGCGACGGATATGACGAGCCGTACATCGTCACGGTGCAGGTATCCACTGGCAAGGTCGCACGTGTTGTGGCTGACTTCGACCAAGACAGCATCGTGTTCGCCCCGCAAGACCCGGCGATCATTCAGATGGCAGAAATGGCCGCTATGCAGGGCTTTGCCGTGCCGCCGCCACCTATGCCTGAGGTTATCTCTATCGCGCGTGGCAGCTACTTTGTTCCGTATCACTTCCTCCCAAGCATGGACGGCGGCTTTTTTGGCACCGGCCTAGGCATCCTTCTGGGCGACATTTCCAAAACGGTCAACTCGATCATCAACATGATGATGGACGCGGGCCACATGGCATCGCTAGGCGGCGGCTTTATCGGGTCCGACATGCGGATCAAGGGCGGTAATCAGCGTTTCAGCCCCGGCGAGTGGAAGCTGACTGGCGCGAAGGGTGCGCAGATCAAGGACAGCATTGTCCAAATGACGTTCCCCGGCCCTGACGCAACGCTGTTTCAATTGCTGGGCCTGCTGATCGACGCGGGCCGCGAGGTTGCCAGCGTCAACGACATTATGACGGGCGATAGCGGCGGCAAGAACATGACCGCGACAACCACGCTGGCGCTGATCGAGCAGGGGATGACCGTGTTCACGGCGTCCTACAAACGCATCTTTCGGGCGCTCAAGGCAGAGTATCGTCTGCTGGCTAAGATCAACGCACAATACGTCAGCGCGGAAGAATACAGCGCTTTTCACGACATGGTGGACGAGCAAGGCCAGCCCGTCATGCTGGACCCGGCGGCGGACTATGGCGCGGCTGACATGGACATCCAGCCCATCGCAGACCCGAACAGCGTGACCAAGATGCAAGAGGCTGCAAAGGCGCAGATCATCATGCAGCTTGCCGAGCAGGGCATGGTGGACAAGGGCGAGGCCATGACGCGCATCCTGTCTGCGGCCAGCATACCGGACACCGAGGCGCTGGCACCAAAGCCAGACCCGGCAGCGGAAGAAGCGGCTCATTTCCAGAAGCAAATGGCGATGATGCAGGCGCAAATGGCGCAGGCTGACGTGGCGATCAAGCAAATCAGCATCCAAGAGACGCTGGCCAAGATCGAAAAGCTACGCGCGGAAACAGTCACCGAAGGCGTGGACGCTGCGGCGACTGCGGCGGGTGTCGAACTCGACCAAGCAAAGATGCAGTTGGAGGCAATACGCGATGGACTTGCAGGCATTATCGGACAGGGACTTGGACGAATGGCGCAATCACCCGGTTTCGGTGTTGATCCGTTCGGTGGTCAAGGCTTCCCTGTCGGAGCAGCTGACCCAATGCAAGGAGGCCTACCTGTCGGGCCAAGCATGGGCGGAGGCGGACCGGTTGGCCCTTATCAGGGCTGAGGCGCACTTTGAGGACATCTTCGAGGCAAGCGCAGACGATTACAAAACATTGATGGAGAGATTGAATGACGAACGAGAGCGGTCTGACACCCCTAGAGTTTAACATCCTGCTACTGCCAGACGCGGTTGAAGAAAAGACCAAGGGCGGCTTGCACCTACCAACCGTAACGCTGGATCACGACAAGCACCGGGCAACACGCGGCACTATCGTTGCTCTGTCGCCCTTTGCGTTCAACGACGACATTTACCCCGCCGACATGCCCAAGCCCCAACCGGGCCAGCGTGTCGCTATCGCGCTTCATGCGGGCGCGTTCGTGACGGGTGAGGACGGCAAGGAATACCGCATGGTCAAAGACAAAGACATCACCGCATTGATTGGATGAACAGATGACCGACGAAATAACCGATCTGGACCTAGACGATGATCTGGACTTGCCAGAGCAGGACGATGACGACGCAGGCGACTTAGCGCCGCAACCAGATCCGGCCCGCGAAGAACTGGAAGCGCAGGCCCGCAAGTATGGCTGGCGTCCACAGTCTGACTTTGACCGCGCCCCCGCAAGCTGGGTTGACGCTGATCGCTTCCTTGAATTGCCAGCCACCAACGTGAAGGTGCTGCGCGACGAGATTAAGCAGCGCGACGACGACTATAAGCGCCAGATTGATGAAGTAACGCGCGGCACGAAAATGGCCGTTGAGCGTGTTCGGGCGCAAGAGCAGCAGCGATACGAGGCTGACCTTGATGCAATCCGCAAGGCCAAGCGTGAAGCCGTCGATATGGCTGACGTGCGTGCATACGAGGCCGCAGAGAAGCAAGAGCAGGCGCTAAAGGCACCAGAGGCCCAATCGCAGCCAGCGCAGCCTGACGGCCCGCAAATCGACCCCTACGTGCAAGAATATGCGGCCAAGAATGACTGGCTGCGCAACCCGATCCTGCACAAGACGGCCAAAGACCTGATTGACATGAACCCCGCCGCGCTGGCCATGCCTGCAAAGGATCAGTTGGCCTATGCGGAAACCGAAATGCGCAAGATGTATCCCGGCTATTTCCCCGCGCAATCGGCAACGCCCGCCCGGGCATCCCGCGTGGACAGCGGTGGCCTTGGCGCACCTCGCCGCAGTGGCCGTGGCGCTGATGACCTGCCATCCGATGTTCGCCGTGTCGCGAAAGAGTTCGTTCAAGAGGGCGTCTACAAGTCGGTTGACGAATACGCCGCAGACTACTTTGCCCAGGAGGCCACACGATGACCCGTGCAGATGAAACCAAAACCGCCCGCCGTCGCCGCAACACCGACCAGTTGACCGGCAACCGCAACCGCATGGCGGTGGACACGTCCACACTGGACCGCGAGAATTTTGAATACCGCTTCATCAACGATGTTGGGACGCGGGTGCATGACCTGACAGTGCGCGACGATTGGGACATTGTTTCCGACCGCGACGGCAAGGTCAAAGGCGATACCGCAGGCGACGGCGCACAAGTCGCCGTCAATGCGGGCAACGGCGCAGACGGCAAGCCCGTCCGTGCAATCTTGGTGCGAAAGCCCAAGGACTTCTACAAAACCGATGATGCTGCGAAACAGCGCCAAATTGATGCACAAGAAGCCGCACTCAAGGGTGGAAGCACCCCAGGCGGCGATCAGACCAACCAATACGTGCCGAACTCGCAAAGTTCGCCGCTGTCGGTCGGTCGCAAATAGACCCATCATTCAGGAGAAAGCCAAATGGCTAACGGAAACGCACCGCGAGGCCTCGCGCCTCTGCGCTACCTTTCTGGTGCTCCCTACAACGGCGCTGTAAATCAATATTACGTCGCCGCTGGGGACAGCACTGCAATCTATCCGGGGGGCTTGGTTAAGTTCGCCGGTTCCGCCGATGCAA